CTCGCATCAAGAGCAATCTGGACACGATCACAGGTGCGACGGTCTACAGGAGCCGTGTGGAGCCTCTGGCGCGTGGTGAGTGCCCTGCTGTCATCGTCGAGCCTGTCAACGATCAACCCAGCGAAGAGTTCTACAACAAGCTTCAGTGGACACTGCGTGTGCGGGTGACGGTGCTGGTGCGGGCCAATGTACCTGATGACGATTCAGACACTTACACGCAGCAAGTGCACACAAAGATCATGTCTGACCCGACCTGTAACGGGTATGCGCTTGACATCAATCCTGATCGTGTTGACTTCAGCCTTTACGAAGCTGATATTCCGCTTGGGGTGATTAGTATGGATTACATGGTCATGTACCGTTCCGGACGCACTGACCTGACCACAACAGGCTGATCTCATGGCTAAGGCAAAAACACCAAAGCCTGTACCCAATCCTGGCGTCGGGGGCACTTACCTCTTTGACGTTGAGACAGGTGAGCTTAAACTGTTGTCAGAAACTGATCCTTCTGGAGACGTAACCAATGGCCGGGAAGATTTACCGGAAACGGACGGTTCTCGTTAAAGCCGAGGCCACATACGGCACTGACTCAACCCCGGCTGGCAGCGATGCCGTTCAGGTGCGCAACCTGGAGATTACGCCTGTTGAAGCTGACGTGCTATCACGGGACCTGATTCGTCCTTACCTTGGCAACTCGCCTCAGCTCATCGCTAACACTCGCGTGTCGGTGACGTTCGAGGTTGAGTATGCAGGTTCTGGCACTGCTGGCACGGCACCTCGTTATGGCGCCCTGTTGAAGGCTTGCGGATTCAGCGAGACTGTCGTTGCTGCGACCAGCGTCACCTACGCACCTGTCAGCGCAAGCTTCAGCTCTTGCACGATCTACTTCTCGATCGACGGCATTCGCCACAAGGTGACCGGTTGCAGGGGTAACTTCAGTCTGAACCTGACTGCTAACCAGATTCCGGTGATTAACTTCACCATGACTGGTCAGTACAACGCTCCTACTGATACTGCTGATCCGACCCCGACCTTCACCAACCAGGCGGCGCCGCAGATCTTCAACGACACCAACACCACCACCTTCAGCCTGTTCTCGTCTTCGGCTCTTGCACTGCAGAGCTGCCAGGCAGACATCGGCAACGAGGTTGTGTATCGGGAACTGGTCAACAGCGACAAGGAAGTGCTGATCGTTAACCGTGCCGCTTCTGGTACGTTTGCGATTGAGGCTCCTACCCTTGCCACGAAGGACTTCTTCGCTGCTGCTGTGGCTGGCACCACCGGCGCCTTGAGTTTGGTTCACGGCACTACGGCAGGCAACATCATCACCCTGTCCTCGTCTGTCGTCAGCCTTGGCAACCCAGCGTATGCTGAAGACCAGGGTGTGGTCATGCTGAACCTGCCCTTCACGCTCGTACCGACCTCCTCGGGTAACGACGAAATCACCCTCGCTTACACCTGATCCGCATGGCTTTCGTTCTCAAAAAGGTCGCGTCTTACAAATGGCCAGTCACGGTGGAAACACCTATTGATGGCGGCAAATTTCAAAAGCAAACGTTTGACGCGATCTTCAAAAAGATGAGCCGGTCTGAATTTAATAATTTGGTTGAGCAGGGCGATGATGCCTTGGTTGATCAGATTGTTGAAGGATGGGAGGGCGTTACTGATGAGGACGGCAAAGAAATTCCTTTCACTCAAAAGACGAAAAAGGAATTAACAGACGATCCTTACGTGATGCGTGCGCTGATTACTGCTTATGCAGACAGCGTGATGGGAGCTTCACAAAAAAACTAAGGGACGCTGCTCGTCATTGTTTTGGGGCGAGTGGCGAGGATGAGGAAACTGAAGATGATTTAGTCGCCTTGGGTTTGATGCCTGAGGCGATTGCAGATTTGCGGTCTCAACGAAAGGCGCGTGACTTTGGGGTGTGGGAAGAGAACTGGGACATCGTGATGATGTTCTTGCGCATGCAGACGCAATGGAACGTTGGGATGTCAGGGGCGACTGGCCTTCACTACCCTAGTTTGGAGTCTCTCTGTAGACTGTATTCAGTCAAGGAACCTGTCGTCATTTTCGAAGGCGTACAGATCATGGAGCGAGAAGCCTTGACAGTCATGAACGAGCGCAAGTCATGAGCCAAGTCACTGAACTGCTGGTACGGATCAAGGAGCAGGGCGGTGAGCAGCTCACACGGCTTCAAGGCAGCCTGAAAAATCTTGCGCAACAAACTGCTGCAACAAATATTAACTTCAAGGAAGCGTCTGCAGAGCTTCGCAGGATTCAGCAAACGTCAACGCAAAGTATCAACAACCTGAAAGGGTATTCGAGTGCTTGGCGTGAAATCGCGAATAGCGTTGACATTGCAAGTGCTGAGTTCAAGCAAGCAACAGCAGAAGCTGATCGCCTTGATCGTCAACTGAATAAGATTCAGGGTCGTTCTGGTGGGCGTGGTGGCCTCGCAAAGGGTGCTCAGATTGCTGGCACGATTGCTGGCGCTGGCGTCTTTGGTGGCCTTGAAGGCGCTCTGGGTGCTGGTATTGGTGGTGTTGTTGGCGGCGTCCCTGGCGCGATTACTGGTGGTGCAATTGGTGCGCAAGTTGGGGCGCTTCGTCAGGCCGTAGGCGCAATCGCTGAAAACATTGCAGCGCTGAACAAATATCGAATTGCGCTAGCTGGCGTTAGCAAAGATCAAGATGATTACAACGAAAGCATCAAAGCAGTCAGCGGATTTTCGAAACAATTCTTACTGCCTCTGAGTCAGACGACTGAGCAATACACACGACTGAAGGCAAGCATTATTGGCGCTGGGCTAAGTACAAAAGAAACCAACGTTGTCTTTCGTGGTATTTCTGCTGCAATCATTGGCACTGGTGGAAACGCCGAGAAGCTCAACGCAGCGTTGAATGCTACTTCGCAGGTCTTTAGCAAGGGCAAGGTTAGCGCTGAAGAATTAAGACAGCAGATTGGTGAGCGGTTGCCTGGTGCATTCACAATTTTTGCGCAGTCGTTGAACAAGACACCTGCTGAACTCGACAAGGCATTGGAAGACGGCAAGGTTACTCTTGCTGATTTCTTGAAGTTCAGCGAGGAACTGTTTAAGCGTTACGGAAAAACTGCTGAGATCTTGGCATTAGCACCTGAAAATGCAGGCGCACGGGTGAAGGTTGCATTGGAGTTAGCTGGTGTCAGCTTTGGTGGCTTCTTCCAGGTTGTTGGCGCTGGATTCCAAAATCTGATTGCAGGTGTGTTGTCATGGGCGCTTGAGAATGAAACATCAATCAAGAGAGTTGTCACCATTTTTGCGATTGGATTCACAGAGCTAGGCAAGATTGTTGGCGCATTTGCAAAGTTCCTCGTCGGTGTTTTTAATACAGCATTTTCAACATTGCTTGGGAACCTTGATACTGTTTTGCAAAGGATTGAAGCGGCAATCAATCGCGCTAAAGCAGTTCAATCTTTAACGCCACAAAGAATTTCTCAATTCCAAGAGCAAGCACGTAAGGCGACCAACGAAAGGTTTGGCGGTCCCGCTGGCTTGTTTACTTTCTTGCGTGCTGGCGAGGCTGATAAGTTTTACAACCAATATTTTGACAATCTTGTTGACAAGGCGACTAAGTCTGCAGGGGCCAAGAAATATACGGATACCGTCAGAAATATTTTGTTCCCTGAATTTACACCATCGTCATTTGGCACTGGCCTCGGCAATCAACAGCTTGCGTCTCAGCTTGCGGGTGGTGCTGGTGATGCCGCTGCAGCAAAAGCCAAGAAGGGCAAAGAGATTGTTGATCGTACAGATGAAGAGTTGAAGTTGATTAGGGAGATCAATCGCCTGCGTCGTGAAGGGCTGGATACTGAGGCTGAATTTGTTGAGTTTGAACTGCGCAAAATTGAGATCGCGCTTGATTTGGATGCCAAGCGTATTGGGACCAATCGTGCAATTGAAAGAAGCGAGGAGAACAAAACAAGATTGGCACAAGCGTTGCAAAACGCGTTTAAAGGTTATGGCGACGAAGTACTGAAATCATTGTCAGTGCAGCTTGAAGTCAATCGCGCAATTCAAGACGCTGAAATTAAAGCTGGAATCATCACTCAAGAAAAAGCAAAGCAATTGCTAATTGAAAGACAAATTGCTGATTTTGTTACACGCTATCCAAGTGCATCTGCTGAGGCCGTCGAAAGATTCAAGGTTGCAATTAGCACCTCTAAGAAAGAGTTGACAGAAGCTGAGCAGCTCGGGAAGTCTGTTGTCACAACGTTTGCAGATGGACTTTCATCGGCTTTTGATTCCTTGTTTGATCGCGCCAAGAGCTTTAACGAAATCCTTAAGGATGTGCTGCGTTCTACTTCAAAACTGTTATTCCAGTTTGCCTTGAAGGGAGCGTTGAAGGGTTTGTTCCCTGGTTTGGGCTTTGCTGATGGCGGCATCATGACTAGCAATGGTCCAATGCTGCTGAAGCGTTATGCCACTGGTGGTATCGCAAATTCACCGCAGCTTGCCATGTTTGGTGAAGGCAGCCAGCCAGAAGCATATGTGCCGCTCCCTGATGGCCGTACAATCCCCGTGACGATGAAGAATGGTGGCAGCACCAACGTTGTCGTGAACGTTGACGCAAGGGGCAGTAACGTGCAAGGTGAACAAGGGGAAAGCGCTGCTCTAGGTCGTGCTGTTGCTGGTGCTGTGCAGGCAGAATTGATTCGTCAGAAGCGTCCTGGAGGCTTGTTAGCGTAATGGCCACATTCACCTACGTCCCCAGCTTCAGCGCTACTGAGCAGAGCCAGCCGCGTGTCAGGCGTGTTCAATTTGGCGATGGCTACGAGCAGCGTTTGCGTTACGGGTTGAATGTTGATGCAAAATCATGGCAACTATCTTTTACCAATCGCACAGATACTGAGCGCGACAATATCTTGTCATTCCTTGAAGCGCGTGCAGGTGTTGAAAGTTTTGATTGGACACCCCCTCGTGGTACGGCGGGTAAATACATCTGCAGCGAATGGGCAATGGAAATGGTGAATTACAACAACAACACAATTACTGCGACTTTTGTGCAGGTGTTTGAGCCATGAGCGAGATGTTTCAGGAGCTGCTCAGCTCCAATCCTTACGCGATCATCGAGCTGTTCGAGTTGCACCTTGACGCTTCGCTGCACGGCACGACTGAGATCGTTTACTTTCACCCTGGTGCCAATCAAGCTACACCAACAGGCAACATCATCTGGAAAGGCAAGCCATATCAGGCACTGCCGATCGAGGTCGAAGGCTTTGAGTACAACGGCACCGGTCAGCTCCCACGGCCGAAGGTGCGCGTCTCGAACCTGCTAGGGAATATCTCAGCGCTGCTGCTGAGCGTCAACGAGTTCACGATTGGCAACGACCTGACAGGCGCGAAGGTGATCAGGATCCGCACGCTGAGCAGGTTTCTTGACCCTGT